CGACCCGATGCGGATACCCGCCTGTGAGTTTGCATCACACCGGTTGCCGGTAATCGTAGGATTCACCCCTGTCTCGAATGCGATCCCGCGTAGCACGTTCCCGGTTGACCGGTTGCCTTCTAGGACGGCGTTATCAGCGGTAGTAGCGTTGAATCCGCTGCCCGCTGAATTCGCGATATAGCACCCGAGGACGCGCGTACCCGCTACGGTAGTGTTGATGCCGTGCCGCTGCGAGTTGACAACGGTCGCGCCCTCGATCTTCGCGTTAGTGCCCCCTGTGTTGACTCGGATCACGTCGGTCGTGCTGCTGCCACTACCGTCGAAATAGCCACCATTCACTTCGCACGAATCGGCGAGAATGGAGACATTGGCCTCGCCGGTGCCGAAGCCTGAGCAGTTCGCGATGCTCGCGCCGACGTTCTCCAGGTAATAGTTAGACTGCCCCGCATCGAACGCCTGGCAGTTCACACCGCGTACCGCAGATCCGAAGTGGAAATTATGATGCCCTGCATCGATGGCAATGCAGTTCACCACCAGGCAGGTAGGACCGTTCGCGGAATCGAAGCCGAGGTTTGGCCGGAAGCCGTCGCCATCGGTACCCGTGCCGGCGCCGGTCGAGATGCAGTTGGAGATGAGCCAGTTCTTGTTGGGCACCCCGGCGACTACAGCTGACGTGACGTTGTGGTGCCACGCGTTCCGCAGCGTGCAGCGCTCCAACCGGAACCCATCGACTCCCGCCATGCGGATGCCGTGCCCGCTTGCGCCTGCCTGGTTCGCACCATTGAAGTCGAACGTGATCCCGGCGATCTGGATGTTGACGTTGCCGGCCACCAGATCAGAGTTGAGCACCGCGTGCGCGTTGGCACCGTTCGCCAACGTGAGCACGGTGAGCCCGTCGCCCGCGCCCTCGAGTCGCACGTTAGAGGGGAGCACGATCGCGGCGGCGAATGAGAACGCGCCGGGAGTGAGCCGCACGACGCCGCCCCCCGCGGCGCTCACCGCCACCAGCTGCGCGTTGATCTCCACCTCGTCGCTGGCGCCGCTGCACTCGACATCCGCCTGCACACGCGTCAAGAGGTCGGCGTTGCTCGCGGCGACAACCCGCACCCCACCGGGCCGCATCGGCAGCACGGTCTCGATGAGGTCGCGGCCGGTCTGCACGGTGACCAGCCCCGTTACGTTCAGCGGCCACAGCGCGTGCAGGGCGACCTTCGTGCGCGCGGTGTCGACCATCAGTCGCGCCCCGTCCGCCGGAGCGTCGTCAGCGCGCGGCGCACCTCGTCCGCCATCTCCTGGTGGTTGCCCACGTAGTTGGGGAACGAGAAGTTGTAGGTGTCGCCGCCACCGCGCTGGCTCGGCGTGAGCACCTGCTCGCCACCATGCACAAGCGCGAGCTGTGGCGCGCCCATCATGCCGGGCACCACGCCGCCAGTCGCGAAGCTGCCGATATTGCGCAGATAGTTGTTGAGCAGCGCCACATCGGTCGCGGCGCCGCTCTGCGCTCGCTGGAGCAGGCTGGTCGCGAATTCGAGGTTAAACCCCGGCTTGCCAAGCAAGCTCCCAAACGTGGACGCGATGCCGCCCGCCGTGTTCTGCCCCGTGACGGCACCAGCGACGAGGTTCGTGGTCTGTTCGAAGAGCTTCTTCGATTCTTCCGCTGCCTTCCGTGCAGATTCCGCAACGTCGTCCGCGCTCTCCTTGAGATGCTTCATCGCAACGGTGAGAGCTTCTGGCAATTCGATCCCGAACGTTTTTTGCAAGGTAGCGGCTAGCGTCCGGGCGTTCTCGATCATCTGCTGCTGCTGCCCCTTCACGATGGCGACCTGCTCGTCGCCGCCCTTCAGGAACGCTTCTATCTGCTCGTTCAGGAAGTCACTCTGAATGCGCTCGATCACGTCGAACAGTGCGCGGTTCTTCTGCGCGAGATCCTCGAGCTGCCGCCCTGCCTCCTTTGCGGCTTCGCCGGCAGCCTTAGAGCCGCCGGCTGCCGCTTTCGAGCCCGCAGCGCTGCCGGTAGCTGCAAGCCCTGCCAATGCGGATGCGTCGGCCGCGTTAGAAGTTGCCACGGCCGCGCCAGCCGCCAACCCACGGAAGCGCGTGAGCTCCTTGTTCATTGCGCCAGTAGAAAGCGACGCCTGCGCCGTGGCCTTCGCCGTCTCCTGGACACGGCTGAGTGTGATCTGCCCGAGCGTGCCGCCCTCGAAGACCTGCCCGTCGATGCCCATCAGCTTGCCGAGCCCGGGCACCTTGCCGATCATTTCGACGAAGTCGCCGACCCTGTCGATCGCCTTGTTCAGCCCGTCGATGATCCCGTTGACCATCTTCTCGACGATCCCGATCACCGCGTTTGCGATGGACTGCCAGTTATCTTTCAGGTAGCCGAAGGCCGCGATTGCCGCAATAATCGCCACCGCAATCAGTCCCGCCGGACCGAGGGCGAGCGCGAAGGCAAGAGCGATGGCTGCGATCGCCTGAATCAGAAAGAACTTGTTGTGCGCGACCACCGATGCCAACCGCACAAGATGCGGGATGATCGCCTGTAAACCACTGATGAAGCTGACGACGAATACGCTGAGCGCCTGCCGGATGTTCGCGAACGCCGCGCGGATTGCTACCTCATTCTCGCGCCACCATGCCGTAATCCGGTCAAGCACCGGCACCACGTCACGAGAGAGCTTCTCGACGAACGGGACCAGGGCCGTCAGCGCCGCGTTGAGCACCGGCAGCAGTGCGTTGCCGAGCGTGATCGCTACGTCCTGCAGCCGGTTCTTGAACAGCTGAATCTGGGAGGCGGTAGTCGCGAACCGCTTTTCGGCCTCCTCAGTGAGCGCGGTATTCGCCTCCCAGAGGACGTTGCCTTGCTCCATCGCCCGGTTGAGCAGGTCGCCGGCGCCAGCGGCGGAGAGGAACGAGCGAATCAGTCGCTGGTCGGCCAGCCCAAGGTCGTCCAGCGTGACGATCGCCGCGTCGCCCTGTGCGCCCAGCCCCTCCACGAACGCCGCGAACGCGGCGCCAGCGTCGTCTCGCCAGAGCCTCGCGAACTCCGCCGTGGTCAATCCGGTGGTCTTCGCGAAGATGGCCAGTTCGTCGCTGCCAGTGGCCACCGACTCGAGCATGGTGAGCAGCACCTTCTGAACGGCGGTGCCACCGGCCTCGGCGTTGACGCCGAGGGATGCGAACGCGGTACTGATACCGGCCACATCGCCCGCGGTGAGCCCGGCGAGCGCGCCGGCACCGGCAATGCGCTGAGTGAATTCGACGATCTGCGATTCGACGGTCGCGAAATTGTTGCCGAGGCCAACGATGGTGCTGCCGAGCCGGTCAATCTGGTCCTGCGGCAGCTGCATGATGTTCGCTATCTGCGCGAACGAGAGCGCCGCCGCATCGGCCGTCAGGTCGGTGGTGACGGCGAGCTTGGCGATCGTGTCCTCAAACTTGACGACGTTCGCAACGCCCTGGATACCGAGCTGCCCAGCAAGCTCACCGATGCGGTTGAGTTCGTTGACCGAGATCGGGATCGCCTTCGCGAGATCGCGGTTGGCTTGCGCGAGCTTCCCGAACTCCGCTTCGGTGAGATCCATCGTCTTGCGGATGCCGGCAAAGCTGCTCTCGAAATCGATGGCCATCTTGATCGCTGTGCCACCGACACCGACCGCAGCAGCACCCATCGCAGCGAAGGCGACGGTGGCGATCTTCCCCAGCTTCGCCAGAGACCCGCCCAGCCCACCGGAACTCTTCTCGACCTGGCCGAACGCCCTGAGCGCGCTCTTCGCGTCGCCAGTGAGGACGACTGTGAGAATGCGGTCAGCCACGGCGACCGCCGTCCGTGATAGACTCCCCGTCCCAAACGGAGGGTGGACAATGACGCAGGCCCTGGCCAACGATCGGCTCAACCACGAGATAGCGAAGCGGGTACGCCGCGGGTACACCGTCACTCAACAGGGCGAAGCGAGCGCATCGCTCGTCAAGCCAAAGACGTTCAGCCTGCTCGCGTTCGTGCTGCTGCTGCTGCTCGGCGGCGTGCCCGGGCTGCTGTACGTGCTGTACTTCGCCGTCGGGAAGCGCGACCGCACGGTGTACCTGATGCGGTCCACGGACGGCGATATCGAAGCGAGTGATCGTTCCCGCCTTGCGCGTGTGTGGCAGCGATACCGCGCTCTGCCGCAGGCGTGGCAGATCGGAATTGCCGTTGCCGTCGTGGCGGTATACGTGCTGGCCGTAGCGACAAGCTAGCGCCATCGCGGGTACGCCTCTCGCGCGATGTCGTCTAGCTCTTCGAGGTACTCGTCCACGAGCTTCGGCATCTCCTCGCGGATCGTCGGGAACAGGAACCGCCCCGCGCGGCCCACGTGCGGGGCGAACTGGCGATAACGGTTAGACCCGAACTCCTGCCCCAGCATGTAGGGCACCCTCGCGCTGCCAATGCGCACCTTCGCGCCTGCCTGCTGGGCCAGTGAGCGAATCGAGGCCACGCCACGCCCCGAGTGCTGCTCGTAGCGATTGCGGTATCGCGACTGCGCCCCGCGCGCGACGCGCTCGCCCGCCTCCTTGTTGACCTTCGCGAGCCGCTTCGGGTACTCGGGGCCGGCCCGTCGCAACCCACGACGGTACTGGTCGAGCCCCTCAACCCTCACGCCTACGATTGGCGCGGTCATCGGCCTTCGCCTTCTGGTCGATGTAGCGGCGCAGCGACCACCAGTCCGCGAACGACAGCGCCCGGTACTCGGTCGGCGTGTAGCCGAACATCTCCGCGAACGCCGGCATCCACTCGGCTATCCAGCCGCGCTGTCGACGGCGTGCAAGGAGGTAGGGTCCGCGGCATCAACCGCGTCAGGGAACTTCACCGCGGAGAGCTTCACCTGCCGCGCCTGCTCGATCGTGAACGCCGGGTCCGCGCGCTTGCCGCTGATGTAGACGAGCGCCGTGATGCCCTTGGCCGGGATCTGCCCGTTCGCGAGGCTGGACGCCGGGATGCCCGCGATGTCCTCGAACTCTTCCAGCTCGCCGAGCGTCATGTCGTTGAGATCGACGCTGATGTCTGTATCCACCGGGCACTCCTTAGAACGTGGCGAGTGACGGCGTCTTCACGATCGCCTGAAACGCCTTCGCGGACGTCGGGTCGTAGCGCACCGCGAGTTCGATCTGCGCAAGGCGGAGCGTGTCGTCCACCGAGTAGTCAGGTGAAGTCACGTAACGGCCCGACAATCCGAACGAAATCTCCCTGCCGTCTGCGCCCGTGGCCTTAAGCATGAAGAACCGCAGGGCGCCGGACTTGAACTTCGCAAGCTCGGCCGCGAACGCCGCGTCCACTTCCATCGTGAGCGCGAGCGTGCCGGACAGCCGGCCGCGCCGGATCTTCGTGTGATCGATGTTCGTCTGTCCGTCGAGCGTGTAGTTGGGGGCTACGCCCGTCTCCATGCTGAGCGTGGCCGAGCGCACCAGCCCCGACACCTGCGTCGTGCCCAGCCCCGCCCACGTGTCATCGATGTAGACACCAAATCGGTTCGACGCGATGAGCTCGCGCGCCGGCACCGCAAGCGACGTCGTGAACGTACTCGCCCCGGGCGCGCGCCCGAAATACTCCGCCTCGAGCATCGCAAGCTCGTTGAACGCCAGATTGACGTTGAAGCTGCGACACTGCCCGAAGGCGAATTCTTCCTCGACGTGCCGCGTCGTGCCATCGGTGTAACTGACCTCGAACGTGGCCGTATCGAGATCTGCCGGGGCCGCCATCGACGGCTCGAACGTCCACACCACCAGCGGCGTGCCCACGCCAGCGACGGACTCGATGCCCGTCAGCAGCGGCAGCAGCACCTGCTCAAAGTCGAGCACATGCCGCACGCCCAGCGTGGCGATCTCGACCAGGTCCACGTCATCGCGCGCGACAAACACACCCGAGATCTCGTTGACCTCGGTGCGCGTGATGTCGTGCGTGTAGTCGCCGCCGTCCTCGGTGGCGATGACCTTCGTCGCCGGAACAGCTGTACCGGCAACGGTCTCGATCCCTACCTGAAGCTTCTCGAACGGGACAAGCGCCGTGCTCATGCCTCACCACCATCCTTCTTCGGCTCCGGCTTGTCCTCGTAGAGCCCGGACCGGATTAGCTGCGGTTTCGTGTACGGCAGCGCGCGGATGTCCGCGTCATCAAGATCGCGCGCCGGCACGCCGGGGATGGCCTGGCTCACGTGGCCCACGAACTTCAACATTTCACGCTCCTCACGGTGCGTAGTCCCGCGGCTCGCTGAATCGCACCGCGCTCAGCGTCATCACGAATCCCCAGCCGTCCGAATCCTCCGGCCACGACTGCAGACCGGAGAACTGCTGCTCGACGAATGTGTCCGCCGAGCCGCCCATCTGACGAAACCCCACCATCCGCTCGACCAGCGCATTGATCGCGGACTCGAACCGGCGGGCCAGCACGTCCGCGCCGTGAGTCGCTGACCCAGTGAGCACCACGCGCACGCGCGGACTGATGGTGAGGATCTGCATTGACGGAGCTGTCGAGTACACGCGCTCGGCTGGCACGCAGTACCCGTATGGGTACGTCGTGGGCGTGGACGCAGGCGGATGCTCGAGGCAGCGCAGCGTCTCCTGGCTGTGCCCGGCGGTCGTCCACGTCAAACCGTCGAGGTGACCGGCCAGCGCTGCGCGCGCTTCATCCCAGCTCATCAGATGGCTACGATTCGCGCGCCGTACTCGGTTTCGATCTGACGCCAGAGCCACCGCCCCGTCTGGTCGCGCAGCGATATCGTGCCGTCGATGGCCGGAATCTCGAACGTGGCACCGGCCTGATGCGCGGAGCGCAAGTCGTGTGTGATGTGCACCACGAAATCCACGATGGCCTCGGGCGTCACCGCCCAACCCCACGCCCCAGCGATACGAATGCTCGCCGCCTGGTCGGGCCAGACGAGCGGGGCGGCGCCGCTGATGCCCGGCAGCAGGTCGATCGCCGTGAACGGTCGGTTGAACGCGAGCGCGCTCTCCGGGATACCGCGCACCCACGCGTCCGCGAAGTCGAGCGCGTAGTAGTCGTACGTCCCGTCACGGTCGAGGTCCACACCGATACCATCGGCCGTCACCGTACGCAGGAAGTACTGGACCCCACTGTTGTCACGGAGGTAGAGCCGCGTCCCGCCTATGGCGTCGAAGGTGAACGTCTCCGCGGACTGCGGGAGGAACGCCCCGGGCATCACGCGCAGCGAGCGCTCGGTGAGCCGCGTCGCGAGCGTGAGTTGGCTCGTGAGCACCGAATCATCGCCCGTAGACATGTCGTTCGTACGGGCTCGGTACGCGGCTGCGTCCGCAACGGCAGCGAGGTTGATCGCCACTGGCTACCGCCGGCGGCTTCGCGTCACGGGTGCCTCGTCGTCCTCGGTCTCGGGCTCCGCCGCGTCAGCGGCGGGCTCATCCTCGGCGGGCGATTCGTCCTCAGCCACCACGGCTGCGGGCTCGGCGGTCGCTTCCGGCCGCCACACTTCGAAGCACGTGCCGCAGAGCATGAGGCCCTCTTCGGACACCCCATCCTTCCAGCCAACGTGCGGGTGCATCTCGCCGCCACACTTCGCACAGATCATGCGGGCACCACCTTCGACTTCTGCATGTTGAACACGCTGTAAGCGGTCTCGCTCATGTGCAGGAGGATGGCCTGCGGGTCGAGCCACACCCTGAATCCCAGCTGACGGGCGCGCTCACAGAACGCGTAGTCCTCTGAGAGCCCGACCACCGCCTCCCCCGCCGCCTGCGTCGGGTCTTCGATGAACTCGCCGTCTGACTTGCGTACGAACGCCGTATCGAACATCGGCCACCACGGGATCGCGTTGTCATCGCAGACGGGGAGCGTGGCAACCAGCGCGTCGATGACGTCGCGGTGCACGGCCATAAATCCCGTGGCCGCCCACAGGATTTCCTTCGGCGGCAGGTCGGGACCGAACTGGATCGTTTCGCCCGGCACCAGCGCACGGCACGCAAGGTGCCCGCCGTCGTGCACGGGATAGGCGCCGCAGGCAATGCCGCGCTTCTCGCGCGCGAGCTCAACCACCCGCTCCGCGTCCTCCGGCCGGAAGATCACGTCATCGTCGAGCATCAGGAACACGTCGGAGTCGGTGGCGTTGCGATACCACTGGCTGACCACCTTTGAACGCGCGCGCGTAATCAGTGCGTCGCCGCGCTGGTGGAGACGAAACCACCCGCGATCGGTCAGCGGCTCCAGGCATTCCGCGAACGCCGCGTGCCGGAGCGCGCCGTACGTGCACAGCAGCACCGTGGGTGCGAGCGCGACGCGGCTCCACACGGTTTCCGCGCTGCGGTACTGCGGTACCAGCCCCAGCTCGCGCAGCGTCTCGTCAGGCGTCCAGCCGTGATGCTCGGCGAGGTGTAGCGGCGTCGAGTGGTCGAAGGTCGCCGTGCGTTCGATCAGCACGCCGTCCGGCGCCAGCCGCATGACCATCGCACGCACCAGCCCCTCGGGGTCGGCCACGTGCTCGAGCACGTCGATGCAGATGATCAGGTCGTACGGGTCGACCAGCAGCAGGATGTCGGGCACGACATAGACCGCAGCACTGAACAGCCACACGCGTAGTGCCGCGTTTGGTTCGACAGCCGTGTACCAGGCATCCGGCAGCGCTTCGCGGATGGCCGACAGGTCGGCTCCGGTACCGGCCCCCACGTCGAGCACGCGCTGTGGCTGAACACGTCGCGCCACGTCCACGATGCGCGCGGTCATGGCCTTGCGCTCGGGTGTGGCGTGCCACGCCTCAAGGTCGGCGGCCAGCAGCTCGGATTCGTTGTAGAACGTGGCAATCTCCTCGGCCGTCCGAGGAGATGCCGCGTCCCATTCCGCAGCCAGTGCCGCCCGCGTTTCCGTCAGGCTCATGCCGCTAGTTCGCCCGCACGGCGACGTACTCGTGATCGGTCGTGACCGTGACCGGCATCGTGCCCGTGCCGCGGTACTGCCGCGCGACCGCCGAGAGCGTCGTGATGTTCTGCGTGACCGTCTCGAACCGCACGCCCACGTACCGCAGCGCCGGGCGATACACGTCGATCGTCCGGGTCGTGGCGTTCATGTTGGCGCCCGCCGAAACCTCGGAGATTGCCGCGCCCGTGATGTTCGTCGAGTTGCCCAGGTTCGACTCCGCGCTCTCGATCACCCATGCGTTGAACACGGCGCCGTCCACCGTGGTGCCGATGCTGATGTCGAACGCGACGCGGTCGTACCCGATCATGTCCACGGCACTCGAATCTGCGATGCCCGAGGCCGCGTCCTTGTTCAGAAGCGCCGCCGAGCGCACGCTCGTGATCTTCGCGTCCTGTCCTGCGTGACTCATCTCAGTTCCTCCCTCGCCGGCTCTCGCCTAGACGATTCCGACGCGAAGCGCGTCCGTGTTCCAGAGGCCACCGCCGGCGCGGCTGCGGAGGAAGATCTGCGTCTCGTCCGTGCCGATCAGGTTGAGGTCGTCCACCCGCACCGAGAGCGCCGTTCGATCGGCGATCACGTACGCCGAGAAGTCGCCGTACACGAGCACCTTGTTCCCGTTCGTGCCGCCCACCGGCATGAATGGCGAGTTCATAACCCGCGAGCCCAGCAGCGTCGGCGGGGCGCCGCTCTCACCACCGGCGCTCGCAGCGGCCTGCCACCACGGGCGGGCGTCTGCGTCAACCAGTCCGTGGATCTTGCCCTGCGTCGCGCGAGCCATCAGCCAGCGCGCGTTGCCGACGTACTGCGCCGGCACCAGGTACGAGAGCGCAACGATCTTCGGTGCCGAGCCGGCGTCCGAGACCGAGTTGCTGACCTCGTCCGAAGTCGTGCCCTGGACATCCGCGGTCGTGAGCCCCGTGTTCAGCAGCCCCAGCGGCTGTAGCCCGGTGCCGTTGCCGGTGAGGAAGTAGTTATCCTCGACCAACCCGAGGTTGCGGCCGCCGTCCGCGGCGAGGAACGCCATCAGGTCGGAAGCCGCGTCGGCAATCAGGTCGTTCGAGACCTTCGTGTACGCCTCGAACTTCTTGATCCCGATCTCGAACTGCTGGAACGTCGGGCCGTTGTCCGTGTTCGTGGCAGGCGTCTCACCCACCAGCCCGCCGACGAAGCCCGAGCTGTAGATGCTGCCGCTCGACCCATGCGGCGTCACCGCCGGGAACTGCATCCTGTCGCGCGATGTCTGTCGCACCGTCGCCATCTGGCGCATGACCGATGCGTCCGCGCGACGCGCAAGGATCTCGGCCTGGATGTCGGGCGGCACCAGGTAGCCGCCGGTGGCATCCGTGCCCTCGGAGAGCGCGGCCTGCTCGGTGGACGGCAGCGCCGCACGGTCGCCGCGGCTCTTGACGTATCGCATCCACGCCGCCCGGTACTCCGGCTGGAAGATGGCGCGCATCTGCTTGAAGTGCTGCGCCGCCACCGCGTCGTCAGGGCCGTTCGGAATCGGGCCGAACAACACGTCCTCGGCCACGAACGCGATCTCGCGCTGCGAGGTCTTGCGGTAGATCATGCCGTTGCGGATGTCCCACCCATGACGGGCAATCACCCGGCGACTCTCGTCGTCAGGGTTTACCGCCTTCGGGACGCGATGCACCGGGTCGTCCAGAAACTTCGCCGTCTCTTCCATCACGGCATCGTTCTGCTTCTGCTGCTCGACCACGATCGCCGCCGTGAGGCGGTTTGACCGGCGCACGAGATCGGCATCCTGCGCACGCGCCTCCTCGGGCATCGTGGACCCCGGGTGCTTCGTGCGGAGAGCTACGTGCTCCTCCCGCACCTGCTCCAACTCCGCGTTCAGCAGCGCGAGCGTGTGAGGTGCTTCATCAGCCATTGCGGTACTCCCTAATCGCCGCTCGCGCGGCATCCCTGGCTAGCGCGGCCTCCGCGGCCACGAGCACAGGCTCGTTCACCGCCGCCAACCGCTCGCGCGTGATCTCAATGGCACGGGGCTCCACCTCAACCGTCTCCGGCTCAGTGGGCTCCTCCGTGGTGATGTCGCTGGGGGGGTCTTCGTCAGAGACCTCGACGGGCGCATCTTCCGGCTCTTCGGGCGTCACCTCGGCGCGCAGCCGCGCAGCCTCACGTTCGCCGTGCCGGAAGATGGAGAGGTCGAAGCTGGCGGCCTGCTTGAGCGCGTCATCGTTGGACCGGCCCACCTCGTCGGCGAGGCCCGCCGCAACGGCCTGCTGGTCCGTGTACCAGGTCTCCTCGCGCATGAGGTCGCGCCAGCCAGCCACTTCGCCGCCGGCGCGCTCGCTGTAAATCGCAGCGATGTTGTCGCTCGTGGCGGCGAGGCGCTCAGCCATCTTCGCCATGTCCGAGGCGTTGCCCATCACGACGCCCCACGCCTCGTGAATCATCATCCGGGCGTGAGGCGCGATGACGATGCGGTCGCCAGCCATGGCGATCACCGTGCCGATCGAGGCGGCCAGCGCTTCGATGTACACGTTCACCGTCGCCGGGTGATTCACGAGGGCGTTGAAAATCGCGAGCCCATCGAACACGTCGCCGCCCGGCGTGTTGAGGTGGAGGTTGAGCACGGGGTGAGGGAGCCCGACCAACTCGCGCACGAAGTCAGCCGCGGTCACACCCCACGGCGAAATTTCGTCGAAAATGAAAAGCTCGGCAGCTTCCGCAGAGGCGTGCTCGATGCGGAACCACTGGCGAGGGGCAAGGGTTGCGATCCGTTCGGACACAGGGACGGCCCTCCGAAGTGGAGGGCCGCGTCGAGTCCCGCGAAGGGGAGGGCCGCTTACATAATTAGCTCAGGCAGTCAGATCATTGCACCGTTACCACGCCGTGTCAACACTGCTCCCGCGTCACCGCTGCCAGCACGCGCACGACCGTCGTAGCGCGGCAGCGCGGGCAGATCACCACGGCCTCGCCGCGCACGTTGTCGATCGGCAGACGGCGCGCGCACTTCTGGCACGAGTGGACCTGGCCGGCAAGGGGCGTCATCAGCGACTCCCATTCGATGCCGGCACCGCGGGCTCCGGCGCGGCTGGCCGGGCGGACAGTGCCGCCTCGGGCTCTGCCGGAACCCACACCTTATCCGCGGGCGTTGCCGTGAGGTTCGACGGAATGAGGAATGTCCCCTCGGGAATCTCGGGCTCCCTGCCCGTGATCTCGCGGAACTCCTGAACAGAGATGCCCCCGGCCATGAGGTCCGCGCGGGCTCGCGCGTGCACCGCGTCGTCGTCCTCGCGCAGCGCGCCCACCGTCGACAAATCGAACGCGACTTCGGCCACACCCGAGAAGTCGGGCGCAAGCCGCATGTTGATCGGGCCGGCCAGCTCGCGATACAGCGGCTTGAGCGTCTCGTTCCAGAAGCTCTCGCGCTCGCTCTTCTTGTTGCCGTACGAGCTGGCCTCGCTGCCGATCACCGCGCCCACGATCGTCGCCGGCACGCCAAACGCCCCGGTGATGCGCGCCTCGACGATCTTGTTGAGCTCCGGCAACACGAGGCCCTGCGCGCCCAGGTCGCGCGTCATGGCAGTGAACGACGCCTCGGTGCCGTCGATCACCATCATCCCGTGCCAGCCCTCGCGGCCGCCGTAGTCCCGGCTGAATCGCGTCTTGATCTCGTGCTTCAACTCTTCGGTGAGCTTCGTCTTCGTGGAAAGCATGCCGGCCGGCACGCCCGCCCTCGCGAAGTACGTGCCGACGAAGTCGCGCATGTAGTTGTCGATGTCCACGACGCCGGCGATCGGCATCAGCGGCGGCATACCGTAGAACTGGTCGATCGGATGCCGGGTTTTGAAGTGGATGATGTCATCGACGGGCAGGGGAATCGGTGCGCCGTCGAGCAGGTGGTACTCGTAACGCGCGATGAACGTCTCCGCAGACGGGACGATTCTCACGCGATCTGGGCGGAGCAACCAGAGTTCTACGACCTTCCCAGACCGTGAGCGCACCTTGAGCGCGTATGCGTTGCCGGCAAGGCTGCGATGCAAGATGACCGTCGCCCAGAACTCGAAGTGATCCATAAACGGGTTGGGGCGCTCAAGCAACGTGAGCAGCGGGTGCTCGTGCTTCCACTTCTGGCCGCGAATCCTGACCTGCATTCTCGGCTCGGCGGCCGAGGTCGCGAGCTCCTCGATGCACGCGTAAACCAGCGCGTTCGTCTGGTACCCCTCGCGGGCGTACGTCTCGTACTTGCCGTCTGAGAACGCGGCGGACTGCGCGACGTACTGCGAGACACCCGACCAGCTCGTGACGTTGCGCTCGCCCATGAGCGAGCGTACGTCGGCGAGCGCCTCGGTCAGCAGCCCCATGTCAGCCTCCAGCCGCCATCCAGAATACGCGCCACGCCAGCCCCAGGATTCCCGCCACCGACATCATCGTAACCGCGCAGACGCCCACGACGAGCACGCCCTTCGCCACCAGCCGCCCGTCCTGCCGATCGAAGCTCATGCGAAGAAGCCCCCCGCGGCGCCCGGGTCGGGCAGCGTGCGCGCGAGATGCACGGCACCGGCCGCGGCGTAGACCGCGTCCACATGGCCCACCCCGCGGCGCCCGAACCGCCAGCCGTCGCCCTGGCGGAGCTTCTCGGCGGCGGTAACGTGGGCGTTGAGCAACGGGTCATCCGCGTGCACGAGCTGGCGGGTAGCCACCTGCTCCGCAAACCCCATGCAGATCGCCTGCGCGTCGTTGCGCAACGGCTCGACTTTGACGCCGTCCGGCGGCCACCCGGGACGCTCAGCCATGTCCGCGGCGATCGCGGCCGCCGGGCCCGCCGGGAACCAGCCGATCGCCTGCGGCTTGATGCGCTCGACCAGCGCCGGCAGTTCGTTGCGCAGCTGCTGCGTGCAGTCCGCGCCCGCCCACGCCTGCACTGGCTCCACGCGCACGAGACCATCGCCCTGCACGGCGGCGGCATAGAGCGATGCGTGCAGGGAGTCGAGCGAGACGTCAAGGCAGA